TACGACGCTCAAATAGCAGATGCCATTCTAGAATTGTTTCGTAAAAGAGAAAATTTAGATATTTTTAATAAAAAAGCTCTTTACATTTACATACGTGAACAAATTGATGTTAAAACTCCTAAAATTACAAAAATAGCTAATCAGTTATACGATATATTTAAAAAAGGCTATCTATTTTATTTAGAACATGGTTATGCAAAGTTTTAGTTTTAATATTTATAATAAACTAATATTGTATATTTATGTCACAATTCAACAACATAATTTTTGGTAAAAAAAAGTTTTCTGATATTTTAGAGGAAATTTACAATAACCAAAAGAAAAAAGATCAACAGGTTACTGCCCTTATAAACGAATTAAAACCCCTTATTAATGAAATAGGGGATGCTACCTTAGTAGTTCCTTTGATTAAGGAATACATGGAAATAAGTGTTAAAAATGATGATATCTTAATTAAAATGGCTGCGTTAGCACAAAGAGCTATGCAAACACAAGCCGCTGATGGTTCACTTACTATTTCTGATGAAGAAAAAGAACAACTATTATCGGCTATGAATGATTTGAAAGGAAATAATTAATGGCTAGATATGGGTTTGGTGGTGTTAATAGTACTCTTAATACTAAAAACGATTTTGGAATTAAAAACAGTTTTAACCAAGATAATATATTATCAGTAGGAAGAGTTATTAATGTTATATTAGAAGGAGATGATTATAAATCTATAGGAAATATTGAATTTGTAGGAATAGAATCAACCCCAGGAGATATATCTAGTGTCAATCCTCAAAATAATTTAACGACAGCTAAACCCTTATTTCCAAATTCAAAAAATTATCCTTTAGTTAATGAAATAGTTTTAATATTTAGACTACCAGATGTTGGGATTAAATCATCTACTGCAAGTAAATCACTTTATTATTTGAGTATTTTAAGTATGTGGAATCATCCACACCACAATGCTTTACCTTATTATGAAGGAAATTTACAACCAACCCAACAAAAAAGTTATGTTCAAACCGAACTAGGTAGTCCAAAAATTACAACAAACCAACCAACAGAAATTTATTTTGGACAAACCTTTAAAGAAAAAGATACAATAAATCCATTATTACCTTTTGAAGGAGATGTAATTCATGAAGGTAGATGGGGTAATAGTATGAGATTTGGTTCTACTGTTCAAAATAAACCTAATAATTGGTCAACAACAGGTAATAATGGTGACCCTATTTTAATACTTAGAAATGGGCAAGGTCCTAATGAAGGAAATGGATATAAATACATAACTGAAGATATTAATACTGATTTAGGTTCTATTTATTTTGGTTCTACACAACAAATACCTTTAGAAGCAGCTAGTACTTCATATACAAGTTATAAAAATAATCCTCCAACAACACCAAATCAATATATAAAAAACCAAGTAATTATTAATTCAGGAAGATTAGTTTTTAATTCAACTAATGATCATATATTATTATCTTCAAATAAATCTATAAATTTAAATTCTCAAAATGGATTAAATGTTGATACAAATACAGCTGTTTTTCAAACAAAAAATATTTATTTAGGAGATAAAAATGCTACTGAACCTTTATTATTGGGTAATAAAACATTCACTTTATTAAAAGAACTAATAGTTAATTTAAAATCTTTTATGCAGATAGCATCATCCCAAGTATCAACTCCTCCAGGTACTCCTTTAGGACCTTTAAATATGGCTGCTTCACAAATGCAATTAATATTAGAAAATTTAGATGCTGATTTATCATCTAAAGAAGGTGATATTAGATCTAAAAATAATTTTACAACCTAATGAAAAGAGTACCTGATATAGATGTTAATAAAATATTAAACGCTACTCCTTCAGAATTAAAAGCAGAAGGAAATGCTAAATTACCTAATTTATTATTAACTTTAGGAAACCAAATTCCTACTATAATACAACCTTCATTAGAAAATCTTATAACTAAATATAATGTTAATGCTGGAGTTTGTCCTACAAATACTAATTTAGTATTATTAATTAATCAAAGAAATAATATAGTAGATCAATTAAATAGAATTGGAGTAAAAATAAATCAAACAGGTAATCTAATAATAGGAGAATCAAATTTTTTAGAAACAATCGTAGAAATATTAAAGGCAATTGATATAACAGCTGTATCTGTATCTCTTGCTTTAAGAATACCACCATTAGATACTTTACCTGTCCCTGGAACAATAGTATCAGGACTAAATACTGTTCAAACTCTTATTAGAAGATCAACTTTTGATAAATATGGAACTTCAAAATTATCAAAAAGTTTAGGAACAGTAAGTAATGCAGCTTTAGTTATTTCCATAATTGGTTCTTATGTTTTAAAAGCAGTAGAGACATTAAAATTAATAGATACATTTATTAAACAATGTGATGAATATGCTAATTTAGACTCCACATCTCCAGAGATTGATTTAATTGTTTCAAATCAAATCCAAGCAGATATAAGTCAAAACCAAAACATATATAAAGGCTTTGTTATTGAAATAGAAGAAATACCTTATAGACCTAATGTAATTAGAAGAAGAGCTATTGGTAAAAATCAACAAGGCATAGTTTTAATTCAAACAGAACTATCATTTACAACAAATAATCAAACATTAATTAATGAACTTAAATTAATAATTGATAGAGATAATTTAAAAGGATACTAATTTTAATATTTATAAACAATGAAACCATCAGATTTTAAAAAAATTATTAAGGAAGCAGTAAAAGAAGCTATTCAAGAAGAATTGAAAGACATTCTATTGGAAGCTATTAAGGCCCCTAAAATTGTTCCTGCTGGTAATGGTTTTGGTACCGTAACAGAATCAAAAGGAACTTATGCTCAACCACATATTGAATCACCTAGAAAACTAACCCCTGCAGAAAGACAAGCAATGTTTGGTAATATTTTAGAAGAAATGCAAAACGGAGGAACAGCAAATTCTGCTTATGCAGGAAATTTTCAACCAAAATCAGTTGACACTGTTAACGGAGCTTTACCTGAAGGACAAGTTGGACTAGATCAAATAATGAGTTTAATGGGTAAATAATGGCATTTGGTGCTAAAAAAATATTCCCTCTAGATACTAAACCAAGTGTTGGTGTTGGAATTGCTTTGCCTTTTAATGCTCCTGGTGTATTTAGAACAACTTATACTACTCAAGAATCTATTAAATATAATCTAATTAATTTTTTCTTAACAAACCAACCAGAAAGATATTTAAATCCTTTATTTGGTGGAAATTTAAGAAGATTTATATTTGAACAAATAACTACAAATAATTTAGATTCTTTAAAATTAAACATTCAAGAATCTCTTATTGAATTCTTTCCAAGTGTTGTAGTAGAAGCTTTAAATATTATTCCTAGTGAAGACTATAATACAGTGGATGTGGTTTTAAAATACTCAATAAAAGATACAGGAATTAACGATAATATACAAGTAACATTTACATAATGATTATTAAAAGAAATATACAATATATAAATAAAGATTTTACGGAATTAAGAGCTAATTTAATTAATTATGCTAGAACTTATTTCCCAACAACTTATAATGACTTCAGCCCAGCTTCTCCTGGTATGATGTTTATGGAAATGGCTGCTTATGTAGGTGATGTTTTATCGTTTTACATGGATAATCAAATCCAAGAAAACTTTTTACAATATGCTCGTCAAACCAATAACTTATATGAATTAGCTTACATGTTTGGTTATAAACCAAATGTTACCCAAGTTGCTTCAACATTTATTGATTTTTACCAACAAGTACCATCTAAACTTTCAGGTTCAACATATGTTCCTGATTTTAGTTATGCTTTATATATTGAACCAAATTCAACTGTAACTCAAAATTTAGCCAATAACGTAACATTTTTAATTGAAGACCCTATTGACTTTTCAGTTTCAAGTTCAGGAGACCCAACCGAAGTTACAGTTTATGAAATATCAGGAACGGACCCAACATATTTTCTTTTAAAGAAAACAAGAAAAGCTGTATCTGTTAGTATTAATACAACCCAATTTTCATTTGGAATACCAACTCAATTTTCAACAGTTAATATTAATGCCCCTAAAATAGTAGGAATATTAGATATTGTAGATAGTGATGGAAATAATTGGTACGAAGTTGATTATTTAGGTCAAGAAATGGTATACAATTCAATTAAAAATACCAATACAAATGATCCTAATTTATCTCAATATTCTGGAGACACACCATATTTATTAAAACTAGAAAAAATCCAACGTAGATTTACAACAAGATTTTTAAATTCAGAATTATTACAACTCCAATTTGGTGCAGGAACAGCTAATGACACTGATGAAGAAATTATCCCTAACCCAAATAATGTAGGTATTGGTTTACCTTTTGAAAAAACAAAATTAACAACAGCTTACGCTCCAGACAATTTTTTATATACAAAAACTTATGGTATTGCTCCTTCAAATACAACTTTAACAGTTAGATATTTAACTGGAGGAGGAGTTGAATCAAATGTAGCAGCCAATACTTTAACTCAATTTACTGGTACAGCTAAATTTTTAAATTCCAATTTAACTACAAATACTGCTAATTATGTTTTTGGTAGTTTAGGTGTTATTAACCCTGAAGCAGCAGATGGTGGTGGAGATGGAGATTCAATAGAAGAAATAAGACAAAATTCTTCAGCCAATTTTGCAACTCAATTACGTAACGTAACCCAAAATGATTATTTAGTAAGAACTCTTTCAATGCCTGCTAAATATGGAGTTGTTTCTAAAGCATATATTGAACCAACCAAAGCACAATCTATTTCAGCAGGTGAGTCACAATCTGTATTGGATTTATATGTATTATCTTATAATATAAATAATCAATTAACTACAGCTTCACCATCATTAAAACAAAATATAACTACATATCTTTCTCAATATAAAATGGTTAATGATTCCGTTAATATTAAAGATGGATTTATTATTAATATTGGAGTTAATTTTGATATAATAATATTACCAAATTACAATAGTAATGAAATTTTATCCAAATGTATTTTAGCTTTACAAGATTATTTTGCTATTGATAAATGGCAAATTAATCAACCAATTGTTTTAAGAGATATTTATGTTCTTTTAGACAGAATTGAAGGTGTTCAAACAGTTAAAACTGTTAACATTACTAATTTGGTTGGAGAAAATTTAGGATACAGTAAATATGCTTACGATATTCAAGGCGCTACTCAATCAAATGTAGTTTATCCTTCATTAGATCCTAGTATTTTTGAAGTTAAATATCCAAACCAAGATATTCAAGGAAGAGTAGTACCTTTATAATAAAATAAAATGGCAGTATTAAAAATATTCCCCGAAAAAGACGCTACATTATATTCAGCATATCCTAGTATGAATACAGGATTGGATGAAATTATTGAAGCCTCACTTGTCACTGAAGCATATTCTGACCCTAGTCCTCAAGCAAGTAGATTTTTGATTCAATTTTCTAATGATGATATTAATTCTGCTATTTCTTTAATCCCAACAAATAAATACCAATCAGGTAGTTGGAATGCTACTTTACAATGTTTTATTGCTAATGCTCAAGGTTTAAACCTAGACACTACTTTAAAATGCTTTCCTGTAGCAAAATCTTGGGGAATGGGTACTGGAAGATATTTAGATAATCCTATAACAACTAATGGTACCTCATGGATATGGGCTGATTATGCAGGAAATACTCCTTGGACATCAAGTATACCAACAGGTGCAACCTCTTCTTATACATCATCAGTAGATGCTGGTGGAGGTATTTGGTATACAGGTTCACAATATTCTGCTTCTATAACTTTTACTTACAGATCAGATAAAGATATAAATTTAAATGTAACCAATACTGTTAGAGCTTGGACAACAAGTTCAGTAGCAGCTCAATTACCTAATTATGGTTTTATCTTAAAACAAGATACTGAATTTGTAAATAGTACTGATTTCCAACCACAATTAAAATATTTTTCAGTTGATACTAACACTATTTACCCACCAGATTTGCAAATTAGTTGGGATGATTTTTCATGGAATACAGGTTCTTCAACTCAAACAATTTTAAATACTCTTCCAGCTATAATAAATTTAGCCGAAAACCCAGGAGTATTTTATAGTCAAAGTATAAATAGATTTAGAATAGATGCCAGACCAGAATATCCAATTCAATTATGGCAAACATCTTCTGTTTACTTAAATAATTACTATTTACCTTCAGGTTCAACAACTTACGCTATAAAAGATTTAGAAACTAATGAATACATAGTTAATTTTGACAATACTTATACTCAGGTGAGTGCTGATGCTACATCTAGTTATTTTGATGTTTATATGAACTTTTTACAACCAGAAAGATATTATACTATTTTAATCAAAACTACTATAAACGGCTCAACAATAGTATTTAACGACCAATATTCATTTAAAGTAATTAACGGATAATGTCAGAAATAATAACTTTAATAAATACTTCATATAATAAAAACCAATATGAAAGGGTTATTGATACTTCTTTTACCCAATTAGTTCAACCTCAAGTTACTGCTTCTGTAGGACCTACAATAACCGTTCCTGAATTTTTCCAAAATTACCAAGATATATTCTTTACTATACCTAAATTTGGAGAAACGAATTCTCATGAGTACCTTATTAAAACGAGCCAAGCATATATTGGAGACACAACCTTAGAAGATCCAACAATACAAGCTCTAATAGACGAAGTAACATCCTTAAGACAAGAAAATTTAGAATTACAACAACAACTTTTATCAGGTAGCATTAAATAATGGCTGAAATAATTAATATACAACCAGTAAATCCATTAACTTTTGAGTTTCAAGAGTATTCTTCAAATGATTTAAATCTGATTTCTACTCAGGAAACAGAAGTTACTTTTGATCCTTCAATAGACTATATTGAATATTATGTTTATGATTTAAGTGGTTCAATTTTAGTTTCAAACATATATGGTTTTCCTGGTTATAAGTTAATTAATAATCAAGTATCTATAGATCCTGTAGGTGATTTAGCTTCTTTTGGTTATGAACAAGGATCCTATAATACTTTATATAACTTTTTAAAAAGAAAATTAGGTTCAAATCCTTTATCTACTTATTATATTGATGAAATAAGTGCTGATAGAACAGAAATTAGATTAAATACTACTGAAATCTTAAATGAAGATGTTGTATTTTTAACTAATGAATTCATAACTGAAATTCAGGACTCACAATTTGATTATATAGATTTTTATTTAAATTTTGGGGACAATCAATTAATTATTGCTAATAATATTTTATTAGATAATACTAATCCTAATGATCCTACAATATTAATTAAATTATATGAACCTTTACCACCTCAATTTACTTTAAAAAATCCATGTTGGGTAGTAGAACAAATTGCTAATCCTATTGCTTACAATATTTCTATTACTCCAACTTTTGATATTATAGATGATAATATTTATTTAAAAGGTCCAAACTTTAATTTAGATGCATTAGATAAGATAAATAATTCCACTAATTATTCTAATTACCAAACTTTATCTTCAACAAATTCTTCATTATCTCAAGGAACAGGTAGTTTAAATTATCAATTAAATAATATTTTAGCACAAACTGGAATAACTGTAAATATTGATTACTCTGATTATTCTAATTTTATTCATTTCTCTTCAGCTCAAACCAGACTAGAAAACTTTTATTATAAATTACAATTATTAGAAAATTATAGTTACAGTGCTAGTTTATCATCAAATTCTTCAAGTGGTTCTTACTATGTTTCATCTAGTAATATAATATGGCAAGCTAAAATAAATGAAATAATTACAGGATTTGACAGTTACGAATACTACCTATACTATTCTTCAGGATCTACTGCTTGGCCTAAAACAAATAGTGCCCCTCCTTATATTAATGTTTCAACAACATCTGTTACAGGATTAAATTGGCTATCAGGTCAATTATTAGTAGCTGAAGAATATGATATTGAAAATAACAATGCTTTAACATTAGCTATTCCATCTTATATTATAGAAGATGAACAAAATACTGATTTTGAATTATTTGTTGAAATGATAGGTCAAATGTTTGATAATATTTTTATTTATTTACAAAATATTACCACAAAATTTGATGCTGATAACCGTTTAACTTATGGTGTATCAAAAGATTTAGTAGCAGACATTTTAAGAGACATGGGTATTAATATATACCAAAACAATTTCTCTAGCAATGATGTATACCAGGCTTTAATTGGTATTACCCCGTCTGGTAGTTTATATAATTTACCATTTACAACAACTCAATTACCCGTACCATCAGGTTCTTTCCTTGATTATATAACAACATATGTAACTGCTTCTTCAACATCATCTTTAGCTCCTACTGATGATATTAATAAAGAACAATATAAAAGAATTTATCATAACTTACCTTTATTATTAAAGAAAAAAGGTTCTGTTACTGGTTTAAGAGATTTAATAACTACTTATGGTATTCCTGATACTATTTTAAGAATTAATGAGTTTGGAGGTAAAGATAAAAATTCAAACAGTTATGACAATTGGGAAGATACATACAATTATGGATTTTATACAAGTGGTTCTGCTTTCATTACTTCTTCTTTTGAATTAAACGATGCTTGGAATGCCACAGGAGTTGTACCTCAAGCAATAGAATTTAGATTTAAAACAGACGGATTACCTTATAATACTGCTAGTATAGCAACTCAAAGTTTATGGTCAACAGATTATGAAATGACTTTAACTTTAAAATACACAGGTTCAGGTTATACTAGTGGTTCATATTCTGGTTCAACTGTTGATCCTTATTACCAATATGCTACTTTAGAGTATTTTCCTGATCCATCAAATTCTCCAACATCATCTGCTACTATATATTTACCTTTTTACGATGGAGGATGGTGGTCTGTATTATTAAATAGAAATGCTTACGGAGACTTTACATTATATGCTAAAAATAAAAATTATGAAGGTTTTGATGGTAATACAATAGGATTCCAAGCATCTTCATCAGTAATAACCCCAGATGAAAGTTGGGAGAATATAGCAGTATCTACTTTTGGTTCAGCCTCTTACAAAATATTTACAGGTTCTTTCCAAGAAATAAGATATTACGCAACAACAATTTCAGAAAGTACTTTTGATGCTTACGTAATGAATCCTTATTCAACTGAACAAAGTGAGTATTTGATTTTTAGAGCACCTTTAGGAGGTGAATTGTATACAGAATCTGTTTCTGTTCATCCTAGAGTAACAGGTTCTTGGACACCAATACCTTCCTTTGATAGTGATAATAGTGATTTCTATATAAGTTCAGGTGGTGAATTTGTTCCAAATACAGAAGTATTTTACTTTGATCAAGTTCCAGCGGGTATTCAAAATGCTGTTTCCCAAAAAATAAAACAACAAAATATTGTTTTACCTTATAGTACAAGTTTATCTAATATTCCTGATTCAAATGTATTATCTCCGTTTATTTCAGTTCAACAATTTCCTTCAATAAGTTCTAGTTATACTAGAGATATTGATTATGTTGAAGTAGGATTTTCACCACAAAACGAAATAAATGAAGATATTAATTCACAAATTGGATATTTCAATATTGGAGAAGTAATTGGAGATCCAAGATTCCAATCTTCATCTTTAGATACTTACCCTGCTTTAGATGCCATAAGATATTCTTATTTTGAAAAATATACTTCAAATTACAATTATGTAGATTACATAAGATTAATTAAATTCTTTGATAACTCTTTATTTAAAATGTTGCAAGATTTTACTCCTGCAAGAACAAGTTTAGCATCTGGTATAATAATAAAAAATACTTTATTAGATAGAAACAGGTATAGAGTTCCTCAAGTAAATACTTCTGAATCAATAGCTAATATAGGTAGTGGTTCTGTAAACATTCCTTATGTAGTTGAAGATCAAACCATAACAGGTTCAATAGATGTAGGTACAATTTCTGGTGGAAGTGGAGGTTCAATGCCTGATTTGTTTGGACAAACTCAATCTTTTGATAGATTTGTAAATATTACTCAAAGTTGGTCAGGTACAACACCATCATTAAGTGGTTCTGTTTCATTTACAGATTATTCTCAAACAGAATTTTATGATGGAGAATTTAGTGGCTCAGCTATTTTAGTTGAAGATGGTGATTTAAATGATTGTAATGTTGAAATAGTACAAGTAGGTACTTATTTAGATGGCACATATATTAATGTTGGAGATAATTCAATCCAACCAATATTATATGATTTTAATGCAGATTTTACTTATTATTTATCATTTCAATATCAATTAGCTAATTCTACATCTATTACCTTAAAAGATAATATTGGAACTGTATACTTTACAGATAGTAATTCTACAGGAGTAACAGTAGTTAGAAATGTATATCAATTAGAAGTTAATAATCCTATAATAAAATTAGGATGGATTAAAACTGGAGCAGGTAGTGTAGGTGCAGGATATGTTACTATTTTTGAATCATATATAGAACCTGATTGTTTAGTAACAGCAAATGATGTTCAAATTGACAGACCAAGTTCAAAATATATGGACGTTGATTTTAACAGTAGTCAAATCCAAGCTGTAAACCAACAAGTTATTTTGAGTGGAAGTGCCACTAAAGCTACTGTTCCTGATTCAAATTACTCACCTGAAACAGGATGGGCAAATGCAAGATATTATGGTTCTGATTATACAGGACAATATAATTATTCACAATCATTTGCTTCATCAAGTTTTCCAACGGGTTATCCAATAGATAATTTTGCTAATTATTTTATGTATTTTGACTGGATTGGTCCATCTGATCCAGAATACCCAGGAGGGGGTGTTGTACATGGAATTTATTTAATAGATATTGAAGGTAATGCTATACCATTAACTATAAATAATTATAATTTATTTATAACTGAAAATACTTTTGTTGGAGGACAAACAGCATATATTTTACCAGCTGTTTATTCTGCTGGAAAAACAAGTGTTACAGTAAATATAGTTGACGGTGGAGCTTATTATCAAACTATTTTTGCTAAAACAGGAAGTGAAGGAAACTTTACTACATATTGGAGTAATAGTACTTCATCCCCCATATATGTTCCTCGTTTCCATTCTCAAAGTATTTCTACTTTTAATGATACTGGTTCTGATATTGGGTATAAACCATGGTTATATTCTTTATTAACATTAAATGATCCTACATCAGGTTCTATAAATTATTATGGTTTTAATTTTTTGAATGTTTATAATCCAAATACAACAGAAACTATAGTAACTGATTCTTATGTATTACCTACTGATACTTTATTTCCTCTTCAAAACTATGACTTTATAAGAATAGCTGATACTGGTTCTTCCCCTACTTCTTCATTAGATGATACCTTTTATGCTTTAGGATTATACCAAATAAAAGAAATATATACAGGAAGTACAGTACCTATTCAAACATCAAGTTTATCTATTGTTCCTTTAATGAATGATACTACAGCTGTAGCAACAGCCACAGGTGGTAATCCTGATTATCAAAGATTTAGAGTATTTAGAAGAATTCCAAGTGAAATCTCAGTCACAATACAAAATATCCAATCATATAAAGATCCAGGATTTTTAATACCTTTTAATTTTAATCCTAAATATAATGTTTATGATTTAGCTAAAAAAGCAGGAATAATTCAATAAAAAACAAAATTTAATATATTTATAACAAAAATACAAATGGGATATTTAAATAACACAGTAGTAACAGTAGACGCTATTTTAACAGATACAGGACGTCAATTACTCGCTCAACAAAACGGTCAATTTAGAATTACTCAATTTGCCTTAGCAGATGATGAAATTGATTATACTCTTTACAACCCTAATCACCCATCAGGTTCTGCTTATTATGGTCAAGCAATTGATAATATGCCTTTATTAGAGGCATTTCCTCAATCTACCCAAACCATGAAATATAAGTTAATTACTTTACCTCGTGGTACAGCTAAATTACCAATTTTGGACATTGGATATGCATCGATTTCCTTAACTCAAGGAGCAACATTAGCAATCACTCCACAAACCCTAAATTATTTGGGTGGAAATACTTTTGAAACTTCAGGATATGCAGCAACAATTTCTGATGTAAGAACAATGAAAACTTTTGAAGGAGTTGGTATTACAGATCCAGCAGTTACTGCTTTGAATTTAACAAATCAAACAACTACTTTAGGTACTAGTGTATCTAAAACAGTAATTGGTACTGTAATTAATTTAACAGCCACTACTGTAAATACTTTATTTGGTTCAAATAATTTCTTACAAGCAACTCTACAAATTGTTGGTAGAGACAGTGGTGCTCGTATAACTGTTCCTATCATTATAAATAAAGCATAATAAAATATATAAAACATGTCTTTTGTAAGATTACAACCCGATGATTTTGTAGTAAGCTCTGATGCTATTTCTTCCATTTGTTGGACAACTGGAAACCCAGCATTAACTTCTTTCTTTACCTCATCTGTTCAAGTTAATGGAAGTTCAGGAAATTATTATATAAACGTATATGATACTACATCTACTTCCTCAGTCCAATTTGCAATTGCTTATGGTAATGCAAAAGGAAGTGGTAGTGCTAACTATAATAATTTAGTAAATGGTAAATCTCCAACTTCAACTATTTATGGTCAATGGCAAGATTTAGTAATTGGAGATGAAAATACCAATTTTATATTTGGTACCATTACATCATCAGAATTTTTTGCCTTACCTATTGAAAGAGCTTGTTATAAAGAATCTATTTTCTTAGGTTCAATGACATTAAGACTTTCAGGAAGCTCAGGTTCAATTTCATTAACTGATAATAGTAGTTTATATGCTACAGGAAATGGTTTAGCAGTTCAATTTGGTGCCGCTGGTAGAGTATTTCAATTAGTATCTGGTTCAGCAGGAACCATTAATACAAGTTTAAATGCTAATGGTTATTCATCTACTTCTGGTTCTTATGGTTGGTTATTACCTGATATTGGAACTATTATATTAAATCCTTTAGCATTAGCTCAACCAACATCTAGTGGTGGTATTGGTTTTGTATATAGTGGATCAGCTGCAGCAACAGGAACTATTAATGTAAGTCCTAATTTATCTTTATTTAGAGCAATTTCAGGTTCAGGTAATTTTCAGTTAAATTCTCAAGAAACAATTTCTTCTGATTATATATTTATAAGACCAAGAAGTTCAGAATTCAATTATTCTGAAAACCCAAGCTTTATTTCTGGTTCAACAGGTGAAGTATTATATTCTAACTTTATTAATAATCCTCAAACATATATTACAACGGTTGGATTATATAATGATTCAAATGAATTATTAGCTGTAGCTAAATTATCAAGACCATTACCTAAAAACTTTACAAAAGAAGCATTAGTTAGAGTTAAACTAGATTTCTAAAATGAATGGGTGCCTACAAACAATTCCTAGCTTCGGACATAATAGTTACTCCTCTAACTGTAAATAAATCATTTACTTTTATAGGAAATGATGCTTTAATAGGATCTAATGTTGGAATTGATAGATTTTTAGGATTAAATACTAGTTCATTATTTAACCCATTAACTGATCCTACTACAGGACAAAATGGTACTCAATATCAAAGACTAATATATGATTCTGTTAAAGAATTATATTATTCAAATTATTTAGAAAATCCATTTGGTTCTCCTGTCAACACAGCAAGTTTAGTTCCCGGTTCAGATCCATCAGGAGATGTTATTGTAGGTACAGGTGGTTCTCCTGGATTATATGATAATTATCAACAATCTAGTTTATCTTTTGGAAGATATTTTCCAACATCATCTGATGCGGTGATTGGAGTCCTATCAATTCCTGTAGGATTATTTGGAAACTATATCCAACCAGGTTCTTTTATATGGTCAGCAGATAGTGGTTCAGTTTATGATGATGGACAAGGTAATTTATTATTTTCTGGTACAGATGATATTTGTGGAAATATATTTTATGCTCATGGTATAGCTGTAATTTCTACTTGTAGTTTTGATGGAGGAGCTTTATATGGAAGTGCAATTTATGGAACATCAGTTTATGGTGCAACTGCAGGAGTTATACTAAACATGATAACTTCTTCAAATGTAACTTGTTCATTTTCTTCTTCATTAACCATTTATGAAACACAATATAAATGTACTGCTAGAGAAAATGAATTTAACTTTAGCCAAAACCCATCTATACTTTCAGGCTCAAGTAATGAAGTTTTATATAATTTTGCAACAGGTTCTTATTTTACACCATACGTAACAACAATTGGTTTGTATGATGAATTCCAAAACTTATTAGCAGTTGGGAAATTATCTCAACCACTACCCCTATCCCCAGTAACAGACACAATAATTTTAGTAAACATAGACAGATAATATGTGGTTATACAACGAACAAGTTATAAATTCAATAGATGACATGCCTCTAGGTACTTTCGGTTTTATATACATTGTAAAACATGTTCCAAGCGGTAAAGCCTATTTGGGTAAGAAATCGTTATTTCATAACGTAAAGAAAAAATTAACAAAAAAAGAATTAGCAGAACAAACAGGACCTGGTAGAAAACCGATTTCAAAAGTGGTTCAAAAAGAATCGGATTGGAAAACGTACTATGGATCTGCTAAACCTATTTTAGAACTCATTAAGGAAGGTAAACAAGAGGAATTTACTCGTGAGATTTTACAGTTTGTTTCTAATAAAAAACTTTTAACTTACTATGAATGTAAATATTTATTTACAAATGGTGTATTAGAAAATTCGGATGGGTGGTATAATGATTCAATCCTTGGAAAATTCTACATAAGTGATTTTAAATAATTGACATTTTCGGTAAATTTTTTAATATTTATCATTGATGATAGGTATTTATAAAATTACAAACCCAAAAGGTAAAATATATATAGGTCAATCTACTAATATAGAAGATCGTTGGGAAAAAGGACACAAATATAATTCGGGAAGTGGTAAAAAATTTAAAAATTCTTTAAATAAGTACGGTTGGAAAAATCATAAAAAAGAAATCCTTGAAGAATGTATAATAGAACATTTATCTGAAAGAGAAACATATTGGATTGAATATTACGATAGTTATAAAAAAGGACTTAATTCAACATCAAAAGGAGGAATACAAGGTTATAAAGATGAACAATGGAGGAAAAACCACTCAAAAGGATTAAAAGGTAGAAAAGGAGTTTGGGAAGGTAAAACTCGTCCTGAACATAGTGCTTTTTTAAAAGAAAAGGGTTGTGGTTTATCTTATGAAAGAACTCAAGAACATAAAGACAATCTTTCTATAATGATGAAAGAAGTATGGAAAAATAAAAAAGAAGAAATAAGTAAAAAAATTACACAAAATAAAATAGGAAAAGGACTTAAACCTATTATTTGTGATACTTTATTCGGAATGGAATTTAAATCATTATCAGAAGCAAGTGAAGTTTTAAATCTAAATAAAGGTAACATATGTGAAGTTTTAAAAGGTAATAAAATTCATATTAAAGGATTTGTTTTTCGATATAAAGACTTTGTATCTTAATTTTTTTTTTATATATTTATAATAAATAAAAAGATATGGATAATTTTGATTTAAAGAAATATTTAGTAGAAAATAGATTAAAGGAAACTACTTTAACCGAAGCTAAATATAATGAATTTATGTTAGAATGGATGGTTCCTGGGAAAGAATCTAATACACTAATGTCTAAAAATTTAAAAGAATTATTTAATTTTATTGATGAAAAAAATATAAAAGACTATACTGTTAAAGGATGGGATGGGAGAAAATGGGATACTTTAATTAGTAGTTTATAACAAAACAAAAATATGAGCAATTTTGATTTAAAAAAATACTTAATAGAAAACAAGATTACTGCTAATTCTATTATCAAAGAGGATGTAAATAGTCTTTCTAAAGAACAAATGGAATTAATGAAAGGAATATATAATCTAGTTAAAAATTCATCAGTTACATATGAAGATGTAATAACTGTATTAGAAAATATGATTGATGTCTATAATGACAACTAAAAACATTTATAAAAAATAAACAACAAAATGAAAGATTTTATAAGAATGCAAAAACTAGCAGGTTTAATTACAGAAACCCAAGCTAATAAAATGTTAGAAAAAAGAGGTATGATCACACATAAAACCCCACAAGATTATGTATTATTAATTTGGGATGTAGAAAATGATGATATTATGAATCCTTCACTAAAAATGGTTTTTACATCAAATGATGAATCTAATTTAGACATACCTAAAGGACAATTAGCTGATTTAATACAAAATGAATTAGGAGAGGAAATTTCAACAGAGGATTTTGATATTGAGGGACCTATGAGTTATGATGAATTTAAAAATAACTACAAAATGACTATACCTGCTAAATTAATATATGGTATAGATGATACTATTTAATAAAGTAAAAAATATTTAGTTAAGCTTGGGAAACCAAGCTTTCTTTATTACATTATGGTTATGCTCAATCAACCACTGATTGCCTTAGTCAATTCTGTATTAGGTAATGGTAAACCAACAGCAAGAGGTAACTACGCTTATAGTTGTCCATTCTGTAACCACCATAAACCTAAGTTAGAAATCAATTTTACTGAAAACCAAAAAGGAGAGAATCCTTGGCATTGTTGGGCTTGTGATAAAAAGGGTAAAAAAATAATTCAAGTATTTAAACAAAAAACAGCCTCACCTGAAAAAATGGCTGAATTAAAAACCATTATTAAATATTTTAATCCTTACGATAAACAAGAAAATGTAATTGAAAAGGTTTCTTTACCTAAAGAATTTAAATCATTAACCAATATTCAGAAATTAGACATTATAGGAAGACATGCTTTATCTTATGCCAAATCTAGAAACATTAGTGAAGAAGATATTTTAAAATACAATATTGGATATTGTGAATCAGGACCTTACAAAAACACAATTATAATTCCTTCTTACAATGAAAATGGAGAATTAAATTATTTTACAGGTCGTTCATTTGAAAAAGAAACTCAAAGAAAATATAAAAATCCAACAGTTTCTCGTAACATCATACCATTTGAAATATTTATAAATTGGGATTTGCCTATCATATTGTGTGAAGGACCATTTGATGCCATTGCTATTAAGAGAAATGTTATTCCATTATTAGGTAAAAACATACAATCAAATTTGATGAAAAAGATTGTAATGTCTAGTGTAGAAAAAATATATATAGCTTTAGATAAAGATGCTCAAAAACAAGCTCTATCATTTTGTGAGCAATTGATGAATGAAGGTAAAGAAATTTATTTAGTAAATATGAAAGATAAAGACCCAAGTGAAATGGGATTTGAACATTTTACTAAATTAATACAAGAAACAACTCCCCTAACATTTTCAGAATTGTTAGGAAAAAAGTTATCAATATGAATAAAAAAAGAAACATCAAACATGTAAACAACAGAATATTAGAAATTTCTGAAGATTATAAACAAATTACATTACCTGATTCTCGTTATTATAGAAGAAATGGTGAATATTATCCTTCTATAACTCACGTTTTAGGTTCTTACCCTAAAGGTAAACATTTTGAAGAATGGCTTAAAAATATGGGTCGTTCAGCTGACTATATTGTTCGTAAAGCAGCCGAAGATGGAACCAAAGTTCATGAAATGATTGAAGAATATTTAGAAGGTAAAGAAATGAGTTTTCTAAATGAATGGGGTAATCCTCAATACAACCCTGACATCTGGCAAATGTTTTTACGTTTTGTTGATTTCTGGGAAACATATAAACCTGAATTAATAGATCAAGAAATCCATTTATTTTCAGACACACTTAAAGTAGCAGGTACAACAGATTTGGTTTGTAAAATTAATAACGAACTTTGGATTATTGATCATAAAACATCAAACCATATTCAAACAACTTATGAATTACAAGCAGCAGTTTATGCTCATTGTTATGAAGAGTGTTTTGGTGTTAAACCTGATCGTACTGGTATTTTATGGTTAAAATCAACAAAACGTAAAGGTTCAAAAGATAAAATGCAAGGTAAAGGATGGGAAATGATTTTGCCATCTCGTACACAAGAGGAAAACATTGAAATCTTTAAAACAGTAAAACGATTATTTGATTTAGAAAACCCTAATGAGGCTCCTGTATTTACAGAATTTAAAACTACAGTAAAAAGAAATTTGGAAATATAAACTCTTTTTCATATATTTATGACAAATTGTTTCCATGATTGGACTAGTCTCTCTATTAAAAGAAATACAAGGTAAACCCAAAGCTATTTTTATGGCAGGTCCAGCAGGATCAGGTAAATCAACTGTTTCAAAACAATTAATCCCATCCAATTTTATAACAATAAATGTAGATGATACCTATGAGGAATTACTTAAATCCTCAGGCATTGGTATGAAGTTAGCTCAAATGTCACCTGATAAATTAAAAAAAGCAGGTGAATTAATGGGTCAAGCTAGAAAAACTACAGACGTTAAATTCCAAAACGCTACTAAAGATGCTAAAAATTTATTAATTGATAGCGTAGGAGGTTCACCAAAAACTTTATTAAAGAAAAAACAAGAATTAGAAGATTTAGGTTATGATACTTTGATGCTAATGACTTATGTGTCGCCTATTACCTCACTAGAACGTAATATGAAGCGAGACAGATCATTGTTGCCGAGTATCGTGATTCGTTCTTGGCGTGATGTAAATAAAAGTATAGACACGTATAAACAAGTTTTTGGTAATGATTTTATATTATTAAATAATGACCTTAAAGATGCTGATAAAAGCTTTGATGAAGAATACATTTATAAAACATACATTGAACCTTTAGGACAAATAGGTAAAGAAAAATCACCTGAGGAAAAAGCCAAATCAAAAGTAGAATCAGAAAAGATTTATTCAGATATAAAACAATCTCTTAATAACCAACCAGAGTTTGATACATTAGAACAAGCACAACAAAAAATCACCAAATTTATAAACAAATGAAATTATTAGACTTACTAAAAGAAAGCGAATTAGAAAAAGATATTAAAGAAGGACCAGTAGATGAAATCGGAAAATTCTTTGTAGTTAAAAAACCTGGTAAAGGTGTAACCAAAGAAAGTATGGTATATGAAGCTACCGTATTCGATGAAATCAAAATGGAAGAAGTTAAAGGTGTTTACAAAAACAAATCTGAAGCTAACCGTCATGCAAATGATGCTCTTAAAGAATATGATATGATGATGAAAGAAGTTGAAGAAGCTATGAATGAATTTAGAGAAGCTAAAAAAGGCATCGACGAAAAGAAAAAATTAGCTAAAGAAAGAATCCAAAAACTTAGATGATAGATTCTATTATAGAAATATTATTTGAAGAAGACTACTCAAAGAAAGTAATCATTTATGTGGGAGGATTTAAACCACCTACTAAAGGACATTTTGAGGTAGTTAAAAATGCTTTAGAAGACTTTTCTGACGCAGATGAACTTATCATATATGTTGGAGGAGGTGTAAGGGATAATATTACTCAAGAAGAATCAATTAAAATATGGGACATTTATAAAAAATATCTTTCCCCAAAAGTTAAAATAGAACCATCTTTTTCACCAATCAAATCAGTTTTTGATTACGCTAAACAAAACCCTGAAGAAGAAATTTATTGGGTATTAGGTGCTAGAGAAGGAAATGAAGGTGATTTAGCCGATATTGAAAACCGAACTAAATCTTTAGATAAATACCCTAATATTGTACTCAAAATAATTACCACTCCAGGTGGTGTTAGTGGAACTAAAGCAAGACAAGCTTTAAAATTAAAAGATAAAGAACAATTTTTTGAACTAATCCCAGACATTGAAGAAAAAGAACAAATATGGGATATGGTTTCTCCTATTGTTAAAGAAGAAGAAATAATAGAAGTAGTAACAAATACAGACATAATTTGTGATAATTGTGGTTGGGAATGGAAAATAGCAGATGGTGGAGATGATTTATATGTTTGCCACAAATGTGGACATGATAATAATCCTGATTTAGAAGAAGCATCTGACCCACAAGCAGGTACAGCTTTGCCTTACGGTTCAGGTTTTGCTCCAGTAAAAGAAAAATCAGATCCTTTTGGATTAAACGAATACGCAAAAACATTTGTAAAAGAAGTATTTGAAGAAACTTCAGATTTAAAAGAAAGTATTTTATCTTTATCAAAATATATGTTAAAGAATGGTCTAAACATTAAGCCATTACCTAAAGTAAAATTTATAAACAATGATGAAGAAAATGCTTCTAAAATACTAGGTAAAACAGCTCATTACAACCCAGCCGATAAATCTATTACGTTATATACTTTTGGTAGACATTCAAAAGATATTTTACGTTCATTTTCTCATGAAATGATTCATCACATGCAAAATTTAGAAGGTAGATTAAACAATATTACTACTACTAACACAAATGAGGATGGAGATTTACCTGAAATTGAAAAAGAAGCATACGAAAAAGGAAACATGATGTTACGTAACTGGGAGGATGGTATAAAAAATGTATAGACTTAAGTTAACAAACATATACAAACAAATTAAAGAGGAAGAAACAGCTACTCCTGGACCACAATACAAAATTTATTGTGATATGGATGGAGTTTTAGCTGATTTTGATAAACGATTTAAAGATTTAAATCCTGAAAAATTATCAGCTGCTCAATACCAAACCAAATATGGTATAGAAAAGTTTTGGAATTTTATTGATGAAGAAAATAAAGTAAAATTTTGGGTTGGCATTCCTTGGATGCCAGACGGAAAACAACTTTGGGATTATATCAAAGACAAACAACCAACTTTATTATCAGCCCCATCTAGAAAACCAGCTTCTCGTTTAGGAAAAAGATTATGGGTTAAAAACAACATTCCTGGAACTCCTTTAATTTTAGCAGCAGCTGATAAAAAACAGAATTATTCTGGAAGGAATAAAATACTTATCGACGACCGTCTTGACAACATTGAACAATGGGTATCACAAGGTGGGATAGGAATACTACATAAAAATACACAAGATACAATACAACAACTAAAAAAATATGAAATATAAATTAAGAGAAAACGAAGAAGATTCTCAATCCAGATTGGCTTTGGATTATGATATAATTCTAACTCCAAAATCAGACATTAAAAAAGCAGTAGAGGCTTTAGAAAATCTAGATAACTATGGTTCTTATATTTCAAATATGAGAAATAAGTCCAATATTGAAAAAGCAATAGAAGATTATTTTGGTCCATCAGTTCCTGTTAAGAAAAAAGCTTTAGAAAAAAAACTAGGCAAAACATTCCCTATTAAAACAAAACAAGCAATTGATGACTTAGTTAAATCACTTACCAGTAAACCTAATTTGTTAAAATATACTGTTAAAGATGATAGTATTGTTTTTCCTAAAGGAACTAATCCTGCAAAAGATGTAACTAAAAAAATAATCAAAACTGTAATGGATAATGCTGGTATTGATTTTTCAGTAAAAGAAAAAGAATCAGTAAGTGAAGATGCTATTACAGATAAAATAAAATCATCTTTTATGAACCAGGTTACTAAAGGTAAAAAAGGACAACCTTATTCTTCAGGTGAAACTTTACCACCTAACACTAAAATGAAAAAATCTGAGTTAAAAGAAATGATTAAAGAAGAACTTAAAAATCTTTTAAAAGAAAATTTTAAATCATTTGATAACTTAGAATTTGCCATTAAACAATATGAAAAAGGTGATAGTTATTACGATATGACTAAGTTAAAAAACATATTTAATCAACTAGAAGATAGTGACCAACAAAAAGCAAGAACAAAATATAGCGAATATTTTGGTAAAATAAAAAAATAAATGAAAAACGATTCGGTTTTAAAAAAAGAATTTAAACATAAAGACGTAGAACGTCTTCGTAACTTGGTTCAAGGCAAGTACGGAGAAAAAACTACTATGGGAACTGGTTATCAGAAAGCAAAAGAATTTCATAATGAAGGTGATGTTTGGGAAGAAGATGGTAGAACTTGGACTATTAAAAATGGTTTAAAACAAAATATTACTAAATTAGATAAAGCAAAAGAAGGTATTGTATTACCTTTGTTTTGTCCTACTTGTTCTACTACTATGAAACCACATTTGGATAAAAAATGGTTTGTAATGTACGGACATTGTTTCAATTGTCAAGTAGACTTTGAAGCAAATCTTCGTAAAGAAGGAAAATTAGATGAATTTGAAAAACAAGTAATCAACCAACACTTAGAAGGAACAATTCATGACTTTGAAGCTTGGTTTGATGAGTTATTAAATGAAAAAGACCAATTCATTACCGAAGATGGTGATGTTGAAAATTGGAAAGGTTCTAGTGAATCAAAGTTATTAAAGTACAAAGAGGAGGCTTTAGAATACTTAAATAAACAAAAGAAATAATAATGGAAATCACTATGATCACAACTATTGTAGTTGCTATAATCACTGCGGTTATAGGCCCTGTCGTTATAGAATGGGTTAAAACTAAATTAAGAAAAAAAGAAAAAGAAGACAATTCACCTGTTAAAGAAGCTATTGACTTAAATGCTTTAATTGATGGTCAATTAGACCAATTAATGGATGAACTTGGTTGTGATAGAATTTGGATTGGACAATTTCATAATGGTGGTCATTTTTATCCTACAGGAAAATCCATCCAGAAATTTTCAATTTTTTATGAAAAATTAACTCCTGTTATATCTCCAATCCAACATATCTTCCAACAAATACCAGTATCGATATTTCCAAAAACTTTATCTAAACTTTATAAAGATGGAGAATTATCAATTACTAATTATTTAACAGATGAAACATATGATTTAAATATGTTTGCTAAAGAATACGGAACTAAATCATTTTACATGATTGCCATAGATGATCTAGATGATCATTTTATTGGAGTAATGGGAATTGCTTTCAATGATAAAGAACATAAATTATCCAAAGAAGAATGGATATTTATACGACAGAAAGTAGGGGCGATTGGTTCCCTTTTAACAGACTATTTATACAAGAAAAAATGAAAGACATACAAAAAATAA